TTTGAGTTCCCTTTATACCATAAATTGACGCCACGACAAGGATCCATAAATTAGTGAACCATGACGGGAGCTGTGAGAACATTTCGAAGAATAATTTTACTTTGTCCATTGCTGTCGGGTCATCCGAGATGACTGCCCACGCTAAAATTAACACGGGGGTGCTTAATATTATAAGGACCGCCTCGTCCTTCCAGTCCGATTGCCTTGCTTCTAATAATTTGCCTTGGTAAGCTTCCTCACCTCGAGCTTGACGCTCTGCATGTAGCAGTTGTGCATCAGACATTGCTATTTTTGCTTTTTGTTTATTAGCGTAAATCTTACTTCCAGCAGAAACGGCTAATTTAAGTGCCGAAAACCACATGTTATATCCATTTAGCTTTTTTAGATTTCTCTTTTAGCATTCTTTTAGTGCCTCTTACTTCAACTTCTTCACCTTTTGCAACATAGTTGAAAGCACCATCAGCTGTTGTCTTTGATCTTGGGTCAATTTCAAGATTCATCTTGTCTTCTGACTTGATCTGAACAATTTTATCTAATTTTTCCATAATTTTTCTCCTTAGTTATTTTATACTAACCTTTTTTTAGTATTTTGTCATTCTTATTCGTCTCCACTTCTCATAATTGACACTTTAGGTATCATACCACCTTGATTTTTCATCATTGAGTCAGTGCTTGGAATAGTTTTACTTAAAATTGTTTTTTCAATTGAAGTATCAGCTCTTAAATTTGCTAATTCTTCATTTTGTTCAAGTTTTTCTTCTTGATTTTGTTGATTCATCATCGCTTTCATCTTGTCAAGGTTAATTCTCTCTTGATCTTGATCTTTTTTACGTTGATTTTCCATTGCTCTAAGGTCTAATTCTCTTGATCTTAGTTTTGCGATAGGATCATTGTCAAATTGTGAAGTAATTTGCTTCTCTTCCTTCATAAATTCTTCCATCATCTCTGCAATTAGCTGAGCTTTTCTTGCTTCAATCTTCTGAGTAAGCATTTGAACCTGTTGTTGTAGTGCAGGATTCTGTTGAGCCATCATTTGCATCTGTTGTAATTGAACTAATTCATCTCTAAACTCTAATTCAATCTGTTCTTGAGACATTAAACTAATATGTTCAAAAATATTTTTCTCTAAACTTGCCATAATCATAGGATTATTTCTAGCAATGTTAGTTGCCATGAAATTTAAGTGTGCTGTAATATGTGCTCTATGATCTTGACCAGGAAAAGCTTGGAATTGTCTTCCTGCTAATGCATCAATATGTTCTAATGCCGGATCTTTTGGCATAGGTTGCATTGGTTTAACTAAAACAGAATCAATATTTTTTACACCAAGTGCTTCATACATATTTCTATACGCTTGATATAAATTATGCATTTGTGGATTAGACTGTGCCAGTTGCAACTCAGTTTGTGCGAGGGAAATACGCTGAGTCTGTGAAAAAATGTTGGGATCAGCAACTGGCAATATATCTACTCTATCATCAAAGTCAGTTTGTTTAATAACTCTTTGACCCCCAACTACATCATACGGATATTCCGGTGGTAGATATAACTTGAATACTCTTGCTAGTAATTTAAATTCTTGTTTAAGAGCAGAGTAAATTCTTTTGTGAATAGCAGACATTGTTCTTGAACCACGTTCTAATAATGCAACTGTAGTTCCAACTGCTGCTTGTTGATTACCATCACCAACTTGTAAATCTGCAATAGATGCAAATCTTTGACCAGCGTTAACTACAATACCCATTAAGTTTAATAATGTAGCTGATGGTTCTTTAAATGGTAACACCATAAATGAATCTCTTAAATTTCCACCTGGTGCATCTACGTCTCTAAATTCACCTGGTTGAATTGATTGTGCATCATCTCTAATTCTAATACCACGCATTTTAAATCCTGCAGGTAAGTTAGATAAAGTTCCTGCATCTAATAATTGTCTTAATGCAGAAGTTGCAGTTCTTGATAATCCACCAATCATGTGAATCAAACCAAAACCATAAAAACCTAAACCTGGTAAAAATTTAAAATGTACAAAGTAATTAATTTTATTTTTCATCATATCACCTATTTCATAGTTTCTTCTGATAGATAAAATTTCACGTGAATTTTCTTCAAGTGTTACAATGTATGGGACTTTAATTCCTGATGGCTCACCAGTCTCTTGATTTACATCCTCAAATCCTTCAAGGTCTAAATCAATATGACATTCTAATAATGTATAAACATCTTCATTCGCAGTTTTAGATACTCCTTCGAGTTCTCTTTCTTTTTTCTCAACTTCAGTTTCTTTGTCTCCAGGTTTTCCAATATCTATATCTCTATAGAATCCACCTACCTGTTGTTTTCTTAAATCGTTTTCAGAAATTTTAACACGATGAATAATTGCTTCCGCATCATCTAATGAGGTAGCTGTGTACGGAACAATTAAATCATCTGCAGGAACAAATTTACTTACGGCTCTTTGTTCCATATCGTCATAGTAGACTTTTTTAAAAGCACTACCTGCTAATGGTAAGTTAAATAATAACTGATCAAAGTCAGGTTCGTACTCTTTCATTTTTTCCATTAACTCGTAGTTCATGAAATCTTTTACTCTAGTTGCTTGCTGAGTTTTTTCTGGAGTTGATATACCTACTGTTTGTGTTCTAACTGGACCATCAGCCGGTAATAATTCTTTGTAAGCTAAAGCTTGAAATTGTGTTACTGCTTCTGCTAGTACTGGATGAGTTGCACCACTAGCTCCTGAAAAAGGTTCTGTTCTATTATTATATTTAAAACCTAAAAGGTCTAAACCTTGAGTATAAGTTTGTGCCCAATCTTTTCTTGAAGAAGTATAATCTTGATACTTACTAGATAAATCTGATGCTAATCTTCCAAGTATATCATCGGGTAAAAATTCTGCTAAGTTTGCATAGTGCTCATCACTACCTTCAATTGATGCAGCTTTTGGATCAAGATTTATATCTACTGAACCATCTTCATTTTCTGAAACTTCAACAGCTTCAGGTGATTGTTCTGTTTCTTCAACTGCTTCTAAAACTTCTTCTTGGAGTTCTTGTTCACCAGGAATGCTAACTTCTGTTCGAACTTCGTTTGGAAGTGCTTTGTCTATATCTGCCATTATATTTTTTCTCCGTAAGTTTTATCTGTTTAACACCATTATAATTAATATTCAACCCCTGAGGCATGGGCCCTGATTCCGGAGGAATTGTTCTAGTAAGTCTTTTAGTCATTACCAAATTTTTTGTATAATTCTTGTCCTGGCCCTAAGGCAAATTCTTTATATGACATCCTATCGTCATATCCACCTTTACCGTCGAAGAAGTATTCTCTCATCCATTTTTCAGATTTAGGCATTGTGCCATCACCGTTATTTTCTCTTGTTTCCTTCATAGCTTGTTTTACTGCTTGACCAAATTCATAACCATCATCCATAAGTTCTTTTACTCTTTCACTTAATCCTGTATCAGGATCCTGGGAGCCTTCGTTAAATTGTGCTCGGCCACCATCAGCAAATTTTTTAAAATACATTTCTGCAAATTTATCTATATCCATGCCAGTTGCTTCAAGGCCTCCGGCTTTAATATAAGCTTCTGTAACCATTTTATTATATGCAGTATCTCCACCATCTAAAAACTTAGTTCTATAGTTGTCTATTTTTTCTGTTACCATTTCACCTGTCTCACCAAATAATGGTTTAACAATTTCTAGATATTCATCTACATCGATCTCTCCATTTTCAAATGCTTTTCTTGAAAAGATTCCAACATAGTCAGCATAAGTTTTTGGAGATAAAGTATTAACTGCTGCTTCCGTGTTAAGCATATCTAACATCGGCATAAATTTTTTAGGTTTTTTAGGAGGGGCTTGGTCTGGCACTACAGGACTCCTGCGATACCGCCCATAGCTAATTTTTGTTTTTCTTTTTTTCTTTTCTCAATTAATTCTTTAAGTTTTAAAATTGTCATACCTTCAGTATCTGGTTTGTTAATTAATTTATCATTAAATCGTGGATCTTGTCCTAGTGGATAAGTTGTTGTATCTCTTTTTAAACCTTCTGGTAAATCTTCTAAATTGTTTCCATCTCCATAATTCATTCTACCACCATATGCAGCCATGGCTCTATCCTTCATCATTTTCTTTTTAGATAAATACCTATCAATATATTCTTCTATAGAAATATCTCTAATTAATCCTTGTTCTTTTAAATCGAAATATTCTTTTATGACAGTTCCTAATTCTAATTCAAATTCGTCTTCTGGCTCTGATGCCATCTTAATAGAAGGTGCACCTCTGTCTAGAGATTTAATACCACCCATATCATCATATTCTTCAGGATCATTTAAATCTTCTGGAAGCTCTCCCGCTTCAATAGCTCTAAGCATGTCCTGTAATCTTTGATCGTCTTCTTTTGCCATAATGCCTAATAATACACTTTTGGAGTTCGTTGTAAAGGCTCATCTTCATAATCTTCAGGGTGTTCAATTAATCCACCTTGTCTAAATCTCATAACTGCTTGAGTCATAGAATCGACTAAGTCATCATGATCTCCATAAGGAAACGCAGCACATTCTTCAATGACTTCTTGAGCAAATTCCATTTCAGTTGGTGCATATATTTTACCAGACTCAAATAATGGAGATACAGAATTAACTCTAGTGTGTTTATCATTACCACGTGATGGTGTAAAATTAATTACAGGTATACCTGCTTTTCTTAATTCATAAGTTAGAGGGAGCCCGGATGCTTTGCCTTCTATAATTACTGTCTCCGGTTGCCAGTATCCGTATTGCTCTAATGCAATACGTCTTAGTTCTGGAAACTCATATCTACCTTTAATAGAATCAACTAACATTAAACAGGGACCACTATCTTCAGTTGGATGAAATACACCCCAAGTAGTAATAGCACTAAAGTCAGCAGTTTCTTTTTTCATAAATGCTGTATCATAAGATTGAATGACATGTTCTAAAGCTGGAATCTCGCCTTCCCAATCTTGCCACCATTCTCTTTTAATTAATGCTCCTTCTTCACCAGTTGGATTCTGCATATATTGTGCATTCCATTTTGATAATGGAATAGATGCTTTAACTGCTTCCAGATCTTTTATGTTCCAATATTCCGGCCACAGGGGACCTCCACTAGGTAAGATTGCGGGAAACTCAATTACTTCCCATTGATCAGCTTTAGGTTCTTTTTGTGCTCTAATTAATCTACCTGTTAAATCTTTTTCATTCCATCTTGTCATTACAATAATAATTGTTCCACCAGGTTGAAGACGTTGACGTGGACCAGATGTATACCATTCATAAGTTCTATCTAACGCTTGAGCATTCATTGCATCTTGCTCAGTGTGAGGATCATCAATAATTAAAAGATCAGCACCACGACCTGTAATTGCAGATCCAACACCGGCAGCATAGTATTCACCACCCTGTTGGGTTTCCCATTTACCAGCAGCTTGTGAGTCTTCTTTTAATCTAGTTTGAAAAACTTCTTTATACTCTGGAGTATCCATAAGTTGTTTTGCTTTACGTCCAAACCTTACAGATAATTCAGTTGTGTTAGTTGATTGAATAATTTTTAGTTTAGGATTACGACCTACCATCCAGGCGGGTAATAAGTAAGATGCAAATTCAGATTTAGTATGTCTAGGTGCCATGTTAATAATAACACGTTTTGTTTTACCAGTAGCAATATCATTAAATTTTTTTGCAACGTCTTTGTGATGTCTACCTTCAATAAAATCAGGCCATACGTGTTTAACAAAAGCCATGAAGTCATTTTTAATGTCAGCCTGTTTTTTCTTATCTTTCCATTTATTCATGTAAAGAGCGAATTGCCTTTTAATGTCAGGCGGCAGCTTATCTAAATTTTTTAATTTTTCTTTGTCCATAAATGCATTTGAAAAAAAATTTTGCAAAATTTTTTCAGATATGTTTTAGAAACCCATAAAGTAATTTACGCCTATAACTATATAAATCCTTGTATATAAGCGTGACTATAGGATCCCTTTTTGTGTAGGGTATATCTTAATTAATTAAAAAGTTCAAATGTTAGAAACGTGTTGGTACCTCTATCCAATCTACGAGCGAGCGAAGCGAGCGAGCTAATTCCGGAGCCGCAGGCGCCTGCGACATTTTGTCACATGTGATGTTTTAACGCTAAAAAAAAATGCAAGGTGCGACAACTTTGCGAATATTAATTTCAATCAAAAAATGCGAAGATGTTATTTTAACAAACAGGAGGAAAAAAATGCCGTTAGAAGTACACTACACAAAACACACATCATGGAATGCAGACACTAAAACATTTGCAGATCCAAAAATAAAACAAGAAGCAGATGAGATTGGTCACTTTTTAATGACAATCGGAGTTTCAAAAATCTCTGAAAAAACAATTGATGAAATTGTTATTAGAAAACTGATCTTGGATAAATTTTATCCAGTAACTGCTAAAGCAGAAAATAAAACTCCAAAAGAATGGAGAGAAATTTTCTCAAGGCATATGGGTTTAGATATTCAAGGTAGATGGGCTTGCGATGAAACTCGTTGGAAGTTCACTTCTCGTCATGCAAAAGGTATGATGTTTGATATTGTTCATAAAGTTTTAAGAGAGGAGGAATAATGGAAAAGAATTTGGACTTAACGACAGCTGCCATTTAATTTAGTTTCCCCTGGAGCCAGGCGCAACAGCGCCTGGCTTTTTTATTTCTTTTTATTTTTTTATTTAATTAAAAGCATCAAGCAACAAGCTGCAGGTTTCGGCTCCGAAGGAGCCGAAAAATTTTGTTGCATGCGACATTTTGTCGCATGTTAAATTTACTACCACGCGACATTTTGTCGCGTGGTATATTAACACTAGGAGGTAGTTAATTTTTATGCGCAGTCATCACAATATCTTTTATCACTCGTTGACCTATTATCTCCTTTGATGTATTCACCACAACATCTGCAGTTAGTGAATTCATCACTTGGTTTTGAATCATCTTTTTTCTTTTGTGTTTTCATAATCGTATCTTAGCACAATGGTGCAGTTAGCACCATTGCGCATTGTGTCGCAGTTAGTCTAATAAAACCATGTAAGCATCGGCGTTGTTTTTTCTAAACCAATTAAGATTCTCTCGAACTTTGTCCCAAAGTTTAGAACCACCCCAACCTAATTTCTTATCTTCCTCAGTTGCCATATATTCATAATAGAATATTGCGTCATGTTTCTTTGCTTCTTCTCTTGTAAGCATTATAGATTCGCCACTCAATCTATTTACTCTTTTGTGTGTCTTTTGTTCTGTCATATTTCTCCTTTTGATTAATAAACGTATCTTAGCACAATGGCTCGTTAAGAGCCATTGTCAATATTGTCGCACCTACTCAAAATGTTTTGAGTAGGTTTTCTCGTTTTTTAATCCATGCCATTTTTCTTGATCAATAGCCCATTCCTTTGGTGTCCATTTAGACTTGGGATTTTTTGGATACTTACTATGAAAGTCTGCTCTCTTTTTAAAATACTCCCTAATCTCCTCTCCACTCATGTGTCTTAATTTAATTAAAGTATTTAAAACTGATGTTGGCATTGGCATATTATTTCTCCTCTACTTCTGGGAATGGTAAATCATGTTGATCTAATTTACTGTCCCATTCTTTAGTGATACGCGCCTTGCTGTCGTCCATATCTTTTTTTACTAATCGTAAAATTTCCTCTAATGCTTTAGCTATTCTTTTTAATTCTTCACTTGATGCACTCATATTTTTTACTCCTTTGGTTAATTTCCTAATCTTAACACAATGGCTCTTTAAGAGCCATTGTCATTATTGTCGCACTCTTTAATTTTAGTTTGCGTCCATGAATAACCACTACCATTATTGTGCTTGATTTTTTGAACCTCAATAGGTGTTTCAAGTGGCTCGGGTCTGGGTGCGATTGCAATTATTTCTTGAATGTTTGCATTTGCGAAATCATCATAACAACCTTGACTACAAAAATATTGATAC